AATCATCCTGACCCTTAACTGTAAATTGCTGACCAATTAATTTTGCTAAGTGAGCATTAGTACAAGTACCAATGTTAAATGATAAGTTACCAGTAACAGCATTGTTAATTGTTCCTAGGTCACCTAGTTGATCAATAGCAATTGCCCAGTCACCACCCTGTAGGTTAGCGAAGTTATCTGTAGTACCATAGACTCTATAATCGTATGGATCACTTGAAAGAGAACTAGCATCAGAGAATGATATACTACTGACATCACCAGTCTCACCGTAAGTAATAACAGATTGAGATCCTAAATCCTGTCCTACCTTATCACCAATATAGATGTTATGAGAACCTTCTGCTTCCTGTCCAGCAAAGTTACCAAGGAAGACATTAGATTCTGCCTTAGTCTGACCACCTTTCTGGAAAGCACTATTACCAATAGCAATGTTTCTCTTAGTAACTGCTGCTAAACCTGCCTGATTACCAGCATAGTTACCAATGAACATACCCTGACGATCATTACCGTCAGTTTCTAATTTACCTGCTTCTCTACCAATTCTTATTAACTGCGTTCTGAAGTCATAGTTATTCTCAATCGTTGAGATACCACTAATAGTTAAGTTCTTAGTAGTAGATGCATGACTTACATTAATCTGCTCAAATTGTGCAGATGTTGAATTAAAATCGTTGTATGTAGCACCAACACCAGCAAGAGCACTAATAAGACCTACCTTGTTCTGTAGGTTAAGAGTGTCAGTAATGTTAGTTACATAAAGAGTAGGGATAGTACCTACACCAGTTATATTCCAGTTTCTTGCATTTACTTCATCATATGTTAAATCACCAGTAACATTTAAATTACCAGCAACAGCTAGGTCACCTGATACAGTGGCTGCAGCACCTACTAAAAGATCAGTAGCTACACTCCAGGTATTAATTTGTCCTGAGGGGTTAAGAATAACCGCCTTAGAACCAACTGGCTTACCAAAGTCAGCAGGGTTACCTGGCAACATTTGAGTATAATACTCACCACCGATTGCTATAGGAGGTTCTGTATTACCGTCTGGATGACCAATATATAATTTCTTATAGGACTTACCTGCACCTACATTCGTAACATCATAGGTATAGACTAATTCACCGAACGATACACCAGTTCCGACTGGTGCTGCGGTAGGAGGTGAAGTTCCTTTAGTCCTTTTTAAAAGAATCGTTGCTGACATTAGTATTCGCCTCCATCAATTGTAGTAGATGGTAAAGTAGTTTGAGTTATAAATTTAGCGGATGCTGAGTCGTAGACCAGAAAACTGCCGTTAGTTAAGTTATTCGCATTAACATCAGAAAGTAAAACTAGTTTACCTCCTCCACCGCCTCCTCCTAGGGAGCCGCTGGCAATAACCTTAACTTGGCTGCCAGTACCAATTCTTAAAGATGGCATTACCTTGTTACCCCTGCTCTAACATTAATCATTCCTTCAACGACTTTAACCTTGCTAGTACCATCATTCAAAACTACATCATAAAGGTAACGACCAGGTTTAATATCGGTTGTTATAGTGGATGCCATTGAGATCTGGATCTCTCCGTCTAATGGACTAGATACTGTCGATGCGAAAGCAACACTAGAAGTGCTACCTGCCCACTTACGCAGTTGTGCTGTTGCTGTAAAACCTGCCAGATTTAGGGTAGTATTATTATCATTATCACCAAGAGCAAATAAATGCTCAAAATCACATCCCTGTTCAATCTGCAAATTAGAGACAAATACTGCCATCTTTTATGCTGACTATTATCCTATAAGGTATTTATCTCTTAATCTCTGTTACAAGCTTTATTAGATCATCGATCTTATTATGAAGTCTTTCGATATCACTTCTTAATATTTCCATCTCTGTTTTGGTAGCTGGATTTGATTCACAATCGTTACCACCATAGTGATATCTTAAAAATTCACTTTCTCCTGATCTTGGCGACATTATAATTTTGATGTAATTTGTTTAAGCATCTCTTTTATCTCAGAGATCTCTTGTTTCATACTATCTAGCTCTGCTCTTTCCATTTGTTTTTTAGATTTTGCTTGCTGATAAGCAGCAAAAGAGGAGCTATCGGTGTTTACGATAGCTCCTGATTTTTCGTCTCTATACAAGTGTGGGTGTCCCTCAACTCTGATCATGCTAATGCAAGTCCTCTCACATTCTTAATAATCGGTATTTCTGCCTGATTAGTACCACTCATCACAATCTTAATAATGAAACCTGAGAATGGTGCTAAGTCATTAGCAGTATACTGATATTCATTCCAAGCAGATTCTGGATTAATGAATTTATCAGGATTACCGTCAGGACCAGGTAGAGTAAGTCTTACCTTATCTCCAAACCCATCTCCATCGGTATCTACTAGGTTAAAGTATCCTGGGAACAATTCAAATGCCTGATCTACTTCACTAGAATCGCCTCTAATTAGACTGTACATACATCTGAAATCAACAGATGCAGGTCTAAAGGCATCAAAGATAACCTTCAACGATGTTGCAGGTTGCTTAATCCTAATGATCTTGGACATATAGTATGATGTATGTAGATCTCCATAAAGATTATTCGCTCTGCTATCAGTAGCATAATTATCAATAGGTTTATTAAGTCTATTAGATGAGAAATGCATCTTCGCTGTTGCTAAACACAACATTGGAGAACTCCAGAAGTTACCACCATTAGAAATTGCAATTCTAGTGGTTAGAGATTTATTCCTAAACAGACTTGTTAGTCTATTAAGTTCATTAACCTCAGAGGCAACAATTCTTGTACTATTAAGTCTAGTTGCTTCATTTAATGTTAATGGAAGGAATCCAAGATCACTAAATGATGTTTCAGTACCATCTACACTAGTTCCACTAACAGTTCTAACATTAACTGTTGCACTGTCAGATCCACCAGGAGTGGTTATATCATATACTGGAGTAATAGTATCATACTGAATGTTCTTAGAAGCATGTGCTGTAGATCCTCCACCATATATCTCTTCAGAGAATGATAACTGTGGAACACTAATACCAGAGATATCAGTTGATCTACCTTCTCTATCAATCTTAATTAGGAATTCATCCATTCCCTTATCAAGTGTCTCTACATCATGAGATGTACAGATCTTAGTTAGAGAAACTCCACCTAGTTCATATTTCCTAATAATATCCCCTTCAGGATGATTAATAGATTGTGTATTATTAATACCTCTAGTAATACCACTTAAGGTATTGATACCAACACTAGTATACGAAATAATTTCGTTATTAAGTATGGCATATGCAGTATTCGCTGCACTAACTAGAGCACCTTCAAATACATCAAATCCAGTACTATCAGCAATTGATATATTAGTAGTAGTAGAGTTAACGGTTGTATTAATCGTTGTTGGTAAGGTATTAGGTTCAACTCCACTGAGTTCAACTTTATTACCTACACCATACATTCCATGATTAAAGTAAGATACTTTTGCATACTCACCAGTGTAAACACTACCAGTAGCGTCATATCTATACACATCAACACCAGAATCTATAAGAGATCCAGCTTCATGGAAGTAATTAACATTACCACCAATAGTGAATTCTTCTGCTTGCATACCAGTTAGATACAATGTATCAACACCAGCGATGGAGTTAATACCAATCCTTACACCAGTACCAGCACCACTCATATCAGCAGTAACAATACCAACCATATCACCAACTTTATATCCATTACCAGCGACAGCAATTGTTGCAGCAGTAATCGTAGAATTACCAGCACCAACTGTGACTCCTAGTTTTAGACCAGTTCCATCACCTGTAATATTAAAGGTTCTAACCTGTGCCAACGGAGTACCGTATCCAAGACCGTTAGTAGCAATACCAACAGTACCTGATGCAGGTCCACCTATATCCTCAACATAACCATATCTGTAACTCGCTGTACTGTCACCAACCTTTCTACCTTTAGAGAACACTGTTCCTATGAGTCCAGCACTAGTGGATGTTGTAAATCCAATAGCAGCTTTCTTAGGTAGTGTCTGAATAGCATTTTTATTCAGAGCATCAAATTGACCATTAGTAGATCTTAAAGGTGGGTTCTGGAATGTAATTACACCATCAGTCGAGCTAAATTTCGCTCTATACATCTTAAAGCATAGATCTTCAAATTGGCATGGAGTCCATTCTCTACCATTCTGTGACTTAAAGAGTGATCCACCCAACATTGTGTTGGAGTATACTCTTCCAGCAGCATTAGGTAATGCCTGTGCATTAAGGGCAGTTTGACCCATTTCTGCAGTAAAGACTTCATATCCATTAGCAGGAGCACCAACAACTAGAGCATACGGTGTAGCAGGTTCCAAATAAATTGGAGCTGGGAATGTAAATCTAGTCGGTATTGACGCATCAGTTGATGTAATAATAGTACGAGGATCAATAGATACATGAGCATCTGGAGTTAATATTTCACCCTTAGGAATACCAAGTTCCATTCCCCTAATCTGTGCAAATGGAGCACGGGTAGGATCAGAATCCTTAGTAGCAAAATACACATCAACAGAAGTTACAAAAGCACCATGTTCATCTACCACAAATGATTGTGCTAGAGGGTCATCATCCTGTGATTCGTTAACAGGAACGGGTACAGGAACAGGAACGGGGATCGGGTTAGGAACATTCCGTACTGTTTCAACAACAACTGTATTATTGTTCTCGATAGTAACAGTTTGATCAATAATCGTTTCATTATTAATCGTAACTGTATTATCAATAATAACAGGAGGTGGTGGAGGTGGTGGTGGGGGCGGTCTTCGGTTAATAAAGGTCAGTCCATAATCACGCCTTATGGTAGTAGTTTCTAGAGTAGTAACTCTAACATCAGTTTGTACAATTCTTGTTGTTCCAACAGCAGTATATACAGCAGAAGCATTTGAAATTAGAGTACTTCCTCTTAATCCAGTAGCATTTGTCTGACTAGATGTAATCTTAAATTCTCTTTCACCAGATCTAACTCTTGCTAATGGTGTAGGTGAAGAGTTAGGATTTCTTATCCATACTGTTCCATATAGATCACCCCAAGCATCTGTCATAAGATCTAACTCAGAGATAGTAGCCTGAGCACCACTAGTCTCACCAGCAATTATAGTTCCTGTTGGTAACCATCCAAAGAAATCACCTTGTGCAGCATTAGTAAGAGCAGCACAGTCAATATTAATTGCAGTAGATCCTTGAGAATATGACTGAGGTAAAGTTTCATCCCTATTCAAAGGATTTTGTTCATATGTTCTAGTAGGTGAAGCAAATGGACCTTCTTTATGGTCTGGTCTGCAAAGTCTAAATCTAAATGTTTCTCCACCAACTAGAGCAGTAATAGTTTCTCCTACAGTAAATGAACCAATAACATTCTCAATTCCAATGATCTTAGGAACTATATCAAGACCACTAACATCATCAAAGTAAACATAGTATCTTGCAAATGGTCTTAGACCAGTACAGTCAAATTGAATATTTCTAGATCTAATAAATGGATCAAATGTTTCACTAGCAATGAATGTATTTTCAGAACGAATATCATCTCTCTCAACACTAGATGATTCACTAGTGCTCATCTGCATTTCATCCTGACCAAATCCATCATCAATATTCTGTAATGATAATCTGGTATCGTAGGAAGTTCTTCTAATAGTCTGAGTAAAGAGATTCTGTGTCCTTTCAGTATGAATCCAATTATCACTAGTTGGTGTAAGACTTAAATCTCCGATAAACTTATGTACAAAGAATGGGTTAAGGTTCTCCACTCTAGTAGCGAAGTTCTGCTCAACCATCATCAATTCCTCGTAATCGAGGGTGATCATCCTACCAGTCTTTTTAGTATTACTATCTAATAGATCAAAATCTTGTGTTATATCAAGTTGTTCAGGTGGCAGATTTGTTGCTGGCAACAACTGCATATCGATAGAATCTAGATCCCTTAAAGGTTTTACTTCACCTTTAACAATATCTACATCAACAGGTGATGAATCATCAACAAAAGCTGCTGATTTAAATGAATCTGCAAAGAATCCACTCTTAAATCTATCAAGTCCATCAGCATCCTTAACTTGTAAGGTTGAAACTTTCTGTTCTAATAGAGATAAAGAAGTTATTTCTTCTAAATTCTGAACTCTATCTTCAATCCTACCAATATCACGCATGGTGTATCGGCGGTTATCGATTAAGAATACCTTTGCATCTTCAATATTATATAAGTATGGTGGCATCACAATAGTTGCCAAAGTCATACCATGACTGTCATCTACTGGTGGTCTTGGATTAGATGCAGGTGTACCTTTTTCTATAACTAATGCACCACTAGTTTTTAAAATTAACTTATCAATTCTTCCCAAATAATATTTAAATCCAAATTCAGAAGATTCATTAGGTGTAGATATTCTCCTAGGAGCATCAGGGAAAGTTCTACTACCCTGATAGAAAGGTGAGAAGGAAGCAGAGGCAGGAGTATATTCACCAACTCTAGGTCTGAAATCTAATGTATCTGATGCTCTAGTTAATGATTTGCCTATTCTAGGAATATGTTCCTCATATCTTTCAGCATCATAACTATTAACTGTAAATACATCTCCAGTATCTGTAGATGGTACATCATACCTATCAAAGATAACTAAGAGTCTCTTAGATGGAATATAACCATTATTAATTCTATTAATTGTAGAGTAATCATAATATTGCTCTTTCTGACCCTTATCTAATAGATAGAGATCAGTTACATCCTTATACTTACCAGGAATATATGCCTGAAGTATTGCAACAGCATTAGATTCTTGGAAATTTAGAGTCTCTAAAAGATTAAACTTATCTTGTGTTCTATATACAACTTCTATTCTACTATTACCAGCATCGATAGATACAACTCTTGCAACAGAGTTTGTATCAGCACCAATAATATCTTCACCAACAAGTGCTTCTGTAAATATACTATCAGTAGAAGTAAATACTAATTTATCTAAAATAGGTGCATTAGTATCTAATGATTCATAGATAGAAACTACTTCAGAAACATCTGGATGATTTAGACAGATCTTATCATCTTGTACTCTAACACCATATAACTGACTAGAAGTTAAACCATCATTGATAGTAGATGAACCATTGCTTCCTGATCCTGCATTATTGGAATATATGATATCAGCAGATTGACTCTTAAGATAATTTTTAACTTTATTCTTTATATTGCCCTTAGCAACAGTTACATTAACCGTAACATTACTTTGAGAGAATGTTAAACCATTAATAGTTAAACTATTTGCTGTAATTTCTACCTGAGATTGATCTATAGATGCAATAGTCTTATTAGAGTATTGTACTTGATATCTTTCTTGGTCAAATGCGACAAAACTGCAGTCATCAATACCTACTGATGAAATAGGAACTACAAGAACACCATTACCATCTGTAGATTCTCCAGTTACTTGCTCAGAGAAGTATATTTCAGATCCAGTAAAGTCTAGATCAGAGATATTCTTCTTAGGTAAAGGTAAGAATAGTCCACTCTTAGGTTGAATACCTAAATCTTGAACACCGATTTTAATTGGACCTTCAAAAGTTGATCCTGGAAGACCACCATCATATAAGTTAGTTACATTAGCATCTGCAACAACGGTCATAGAACCGCCATCATTAGCAACTACTGATACAATATTTTGTCTTACTACACTAGAACCTTGTAATTGATATCTAATAACATCATAAGGTTTAAACCTTTCAAAGGTTCTACCTGGTGCAGTCACTACACCACCAGTGGTAATTCTTACATTATCAGAAGCAGTAAATCCAAAAGGAATCTTATCATTTAACTTTTTGTCAGCAGTAAACGAATTACCAGATTGTGCAAAACTGGTAACATCATTCATACTATAAGTTTGTACCCTTTCAATAGTTCTGGATACATTCTGTTTTCTACCATTAACTATAATTTGCTCACCTGGTTGGAATACTCCAGAAGTCTGTGTTACTGTAATACTACTAGAACCAGTACCTACAGCATATGCTGTTGCACCAGTTTGATCTCCTTTAAGATATGCTGATACATTAACTTCATTAGCAGTTACATTATCATTTAAATGTAATATTGTATATGTCTGGACATCAAATAAATGAAGGTCAAACTCAGTAGATGCATTTTTATAACTATCATCAACTAAACCAAAATTATATACCTTCGCTTCACCAATTTTTGTTGTGGCAGAAGATGAAGTCTTTGCGTTTAAATCAATAGTATTTCTAAATGTAGTAATACCAGCAACATTATTAACTCTGACAAAATTCCCCATTCTAAAGGAGAATGCTTCTCTAACAAATTCTTCAGGAGTTGTTCTTGGTTTTAATACATCAATAGTTTGTCCTAATGTACTCCACTCATAACCCTTAACATATGCTTTACCTGGAGAGATCTTTACACATGCAAGATCATCACTTGGTGTACTTCCTTCTTGAGTAGTTTCATTAGCATAATATATGCCGTCATTTCCTCTTCTATCATTAAGACTATTCTTAACATCAATAAAGAATGGGTCTAATGTATAATCACCAGATTCATCATGTGTTCTTTTAGCAATATATTCTCTAATTAAATTATATTGTGTATCTTTATTAGCATGTTTTTCTACTCTACCTGCCCTAATACGCATGACTTCGATGAAGTCAGTATCATTAAAGTCATATAATGACTTTTTAGTTAGAACAAGGTCTATCTTTAATCTATCTGCACCTGGTGCAGCATAATTTGAAAATCCCTTAGCGTTATCGTATAGATCTGGATCATCCTTAGCATTAACTGCCTTTTCTACTACCTGTAAACCAACCCTGAAAAATGGTCCGTTAGAATATTGCTGTAGAATAATTGTCTGCTGATTAACCCTTACAAAAGAACCTCTTACAAAATATACACCAGCAGCGACACTTGCAGCAGATCCAGTGATACAAGAATCTAATGATATTGTAGAAGCAAATGTAGAACCAGTATTTAAAGTTGTATTTCCGTAAGTAACTGGATCTTCTAATAATAACAACTCAGAATCTTGGAAGAATGAGAAATCTCCACTAGGACCGCATTGTTGATATTTTACATATATTGTTGGGACACCTTCATCTGAATCTGACGCTGCAAGATAATTTACTACTCTTGCTGTAATTTGAGATGTTTCACCCTTAATCCTCTTACCTATAAGTTCTTTAATATAAACTTCAACATCAGTTCCTAAATGAGTTGCATCTAACTTTACCGCAAAATATTGTTCATCAAAAGTTACACCACCAGGTACTACTACAGATCCTTCTTTAAATATATGACTACCAAATTGCTCAATCTGATTCTGCATAATAGATTGCAGAGTCGTAAGTTCACGAGCCTGAACAGGGAATCCTGGTTTAAACAGAACTCTATGGTAATTATCGGTTCTGTCAAAGTCGTCGTAATAGGGACTTATATTCAGATTAGTCTGTTGTGGCATTGTTTAGAACTCTAATACGATCTTAATGTCTTCTTTTTGTCTCAAGTTCCTTGTAATAGCAGGTCTATTATCAAGGTAAATAATTTCTCCACTGCGTTTATTTATCTCTTCATTAGCAACTCCATTTGTAAACTGTACACCGAGGTCTACAACTTTACCAGAAGGTGTTGTTGTTGAGATACCACTAAATGTCTGATCCACATTGACACTAAAGGCAGTACTAGTAACTGCGTCAGCAGTTGACTGGAAATTTAGTACGGGTGCTTGACTTGCAACATCTACGCTATCAGTCTGATCAAATGTTGACTGATTCATAACAAGACTCTTATCTTGGAAGTACTTAATTACCTTCGTATCAATATCATACGAGGCAACATACCCTCTTGCAGTACCAACTCCAGAGATATTTTGGGTAATCGCTGTACCGATTCCAAGTACCTGTGAAGTATCTCCCGTAAATTTAAATGCTTTAAGAGAGGAAAATTCTGAAGTTTGTAGGAAATTAGTACCTGCTGCACCAATGGCACTTGGGTTTCTAATTAATCCAACCTGTGCAAATCTAGTATCTGTAGCAAAATCATAAGATGATGCGTCAAATCTAGTATAAATCAGAACCTTATCAGTTCCCAATTCCTTATAAAGATCATATCCATGACCTTTAGATGGTGGAATAATAGGAGTTAACTTAGCAAACTTTGTAGCATTACCATTAATAGAAGAAAGATCAATCCTTCCATAACTGTACCCTTTACCTCCATTAGTTACCTGAGCAGAAATAACCTGTCCATTGGTATTAGTTAGTATCCTAACCTTACCTCCAGACCCATCACCAACAATATCAACTTCAATAGGACTTGATAAGAAACTATATCCCGTCCCCGATTCATCAATAGATACCACTTTTATCTGATTACTATTAGTATCAGAATCACCATTATTCCTTACAACACTAACATCATTATCAGTAGATGTACTCCAATCATTAGGAACAGCAATGTATTCGGTAGAATCGAACTTTACAATATCCGCAGGAGGAACTGTAAAGAGATACTTCCAAAGATAACCATCACCACTAACACCAGCAGCAGATGGTTCCAAATCAGTAAATGTAGGTTCATCCAAAGATGCACTTGCTATGGTAGATACACCAGCAGCACCATTATTAATACAAATATAAACCCTATAATCCCTATTCATCACATAATAGTTGGATGAATAAAGTCTACTAGAGTTAGAAACTAATGATCTATTATCAGAATTATAATCATGACGATACATGTCATAAGATGTACCTTTAGTCCAGGTAATCTTACTTACTAATCGTCTTACATCACCAGGAAAGACCTTTCGACCAAACAGCATCGTGTCATAGACATGATTGTTATATTCGATACTATCAACGGGAGATGGAGGTTGTAGCGTAGTACTATTCCATGTATCCGTTCTTCCAAATCCAGCATAAGTTGGATTTGCCAGTCCTAGGAAAGCATAGTAAGAGTTATCTCCGCTAGTAACATCATCCATGAAGTTATTAGCGTTTATTATCCTAAACTGGTCGGTTATAATTGCTGCCATTGCAATTTCTTAATTAAAGGTCTTACTATTTTGGTATTTATAATGTTTTTCCAAGTGCTCCTGTGTTCCTAAGACCGATGTTGATCCTCTTAGCAACAGGGAACTCATCCAAATCTGGATTATAGTTCCTACCAGTTTGAGCAATTGTAATTGGATATGAGACATCTCTAACTGCTGCACCAAAGCGTCCCCATGTAAATCTTGCAGCAGGGAATGCGGTTGATCCAACACCAACCATTCCCGTAACATCCGTACCAGAGTGGATGTTACATGTTATAACACCTGTTCTAGCACTTCCATCCCACCATAGTGAATGGGCATAGTATATATTATCAACATCAAAGGTTGATATACCAATTGGATCACTATCATGAGAATCAATACTGGTTATAATTCCAGCAGCAGGATTGATACCAGATCCATATAATTTGAATGGATACCCTTCTTTAAACTGCTGAACATATGATGAATTCTCAGAGTTAACTAAAGCATTCATATCTAACTGGAATACAATACCAAGATCAGTTCCTATACCAGCAGATGTTGTAATACCAGTAACAACACCAGCATACCCTTGAACATCTGAATTTAAAGAATCAATATCATTCCAAATTTCCCAGTTAACACCCTTAGTAGCAGTTGTTCCAATACCAACACCGTAAACATAAAGTCCAAAGTCGTCAGTTAGATTGCCATCAAGATCTCTAAATCTTTCAGTATGATCAACAAATAGTTCAGTTGCAGTAGCAGCAACTCCAGAAATAATATTAGCAGTAGGAACAATTTGTGCCTCTAATGTATCTCTCGCTTTAGATACGATACCACCACCAAATACTTTATCCTGTTTCTGCTTATTCCATCTGAATGGTTTATAGTTATCATTATTAACACCAGAACCTTGATAGAATGGAGTTTCTACAACAGATGCACTGGCAATGTTAACAACAATTCTTTCTTCTTGTTGTGCAAAGTTAGAAGCATCAACAGGAACTCTATTTAATTCTAACTCATCACTCTTAAAGAGTTCTAAGTCATCACCTATTTTAATGATCTCATTAACATCATATAGTATACTATCATTACCAACAGTTCCACGATAGAAGAAGATGAATACATCATCCTCTACTGTAGGTGCGGTCTCGAAACTTACAGATGTACCACCACTAAAGTTATAATGTACACCTGGTTCCTGTAGAATACCATTAACGAATATCATCAATACAGGTCCAAGATCGATTTCTCTAGAATCAGGATCGTTATTATCAATCTCAAAACTGATTAACTGATCTTGATAATATAGAGGATATCTTAATCTAGCACCATCTTGATAAGGTTTGATATTATCAATATAATCAATATTACCAAACTGCCATGAGGCAATATCATCATTAAAGATGTTAGTTACTGATACTTCAAATGGTTCAAATAGATCACCAGCATCAGGATCAGTAGATAATCCAACTAGATTAAATCTATCACCTTTCTTAAATCCATAACCAAATTTAGTAAACTTCCAAATATAAACTTCATTTAATTCAAACTCTGGTGATGTAGAATATCCAACAAAGGTTGTAGATAAACCAATAACATCGACTGTAATAGATGCACCTACACCAGTAGTTGAAGTGTTACCGAGTCCTTCTCTATATGCTCCAGTAATTGCTAGGTTGTATCCATTAGGATCAGCAACATCTAATGTAGTAGTATCACTGTATAAAGTACCACCAGCACTTATATCATATATTAAAGTACCACCAGCACCAACGGTTGCTGTTGCATGAGCATCTGTTCCAAAACCATTATAATCATGAATGCATACTTCCAATACTCCAACATTTTGATTATAACCAGAACCAAATGTTAGATCATGCCAAGGAGCAATAGTACCACCAGCAGCATAAGAGTGGTGAATGGTACTTACACCAGCATTCATTCTAAATGTCTTAGCAGAAATAATACCAGTTACATCTAATGTTTGATCATAATCAGGGTAAATGTTAGTTGTTAGACCAACTCTTACTGTACCACCACCTGTATAAGGATGTGTTAGAGTAGATACTCCGATGAATGTAGTAAAGGATGTAGTAGTTCCTACTGATCTTACAGTGTAATAGTAACCTTGAACTCCGCTAGGATATGTCTTAGCACCATACTGACATGTAACACCAATACCTGCTAACTTAAAGTTCTCAGGTTTTACTAATCCATGATTAGGAGCAGTAAACTGTAGAACACCAGTACCAGGATTGTATACTGCATTTGTTGGAGTTAGAGCAGCACCAGACCAAGAATCAATGTATATTGCACTAGAAGCAGCAGATACAAAGGAATGAGCGTAATTACCACCGTACTGAACCGCACCAGTAGTAGCACTAGTAAAGGTATGAGCGTAATTACCACCAGCAGTCACAGCATTAGATGCCTGATGACCGCCCATGATGTCATAACGATGCTCTGATGTATCAGTTGCGATACCAACCTGAAGTGTAATATATCCAGTCTGTTTCTTAATACCACCTGTAGTAGCACTATGGAATGCGTGAGCAAATTGATCGTTAGGACCAGTCTTACCAACATCTACTGCAAATGTATTAACAGTAGTACTTGCTATAGATACCCACTTACCATGAATAGGATCTGATACACGAGGATATGCGTGAGGTTGACGATATGCATCTCTAGAACATTTCAGTGATATTGCTCCAGTATCAAACTTAACCCTATCACTGTTCATGAATCCATGACCAGCAACAGTAACTGTCATAATACCTGCTACAGGATCATATACTGCATTAGTTGCTGTATGAGAGGTAGATCCAACAGAATGAATACCGATTGGTTGATCATATGCCCTATCACGCTTCTGATCCATACTACCAACACCAGCAGCTTGGAAGGTATGTCCATAAACACCACCACCCACAACAGATGCTCTCTTAATAGCACCAGTTACACCAGAAGCAAATATATGATCTGAAGTATCTGGTGACTTCATACTATTAACTCTAAATGTATTAGTCGTTACATTAGATACCTTAATCCACTTACCACTGTAAGGATCTGTCTCTCTAGGATATGCATGAGTTGTACTATACCCATCTTTAGCACATGTAAAGGAGACTGCTCCAGTTTCAAAGAATACATAATCACCATTTTGTAATCCATGACTAGAAGAGGTAACAGTCATGATGCCTACAGCACCATCATACTGCGTACCAGTTTCAGCAGTTAGTCCTTCATGTGGTACATAATGATGAGTAGAAATATTTGTGGAAGGTGTTGACGCTAAAACTTGGAACGAAATCGTATTTGCGGTAGTAGAAGCGATAGAAACCGCAGTTGAGAATCCAGGATCGCTAGTTCTTGGGTACTTATGGACACTTTGATAAGTGTCTAATCCACATCTAAATGATAGAGATTCTTGGGCAATCCTTATAGATTGACCTGCCATGAATCCATGCTCACCGATAGTAGCTGTTACAATGCCAGCAGTGGGGTCGTAAATCGCCGAGGAGATGCCAAAAGGTGCTGGAAGTGACTTACCTACATTTACAGCAAAAGAGGTGGTTCCTATGCCTGTTATCGGTAACCACTTACCACTGACAGGATCGGATGATCTTGGATAGGTCTTCGTAGAAGTACCGCCATCCATGTCGCACTTGAAGGAAATAGAGTCATTATCGAAGCGTATAAAGTCGCCATCGTGAATAAGTCTACCGCCAGGTACAACTGTA